TTAGTATATACAGTAAGATAAATCTTTGAGGGTAAATTTATCAAGTCTGGCCAGACCTGTCCTGTACATACAATTTGAATTTCAAATTGTATTTAATCGCTAAAGTATTTAATTGTCAAGATTCTTTTTGTTACCTGTCGGGCACTAGTGAGATATTATCGTTTGCATTAACTCAATCTCTAGTCTCTGAACCTTCCCCATACTTCTTATGCTTTCAGGGGCTTGGCTGCTGATTACCCATTGTACATCTCTTAATTTTTCAAACCTTCAAGCTTGTCATTTCTAACTACTTTGTGGTATTAAGAGCTTTAGGGACTTCCAGCAATTCACCCGATTTTACATGAGCTAGAATTTAACCCATTGGACCATTCAATGGCTGTGTTGAAATAATCTGGTTGGCGATAAGTTTTGGAAATAAGCGTCGTACCAACGGCAAAACGATTTTTGGTAGATAAACCATGTTTTGTATGGTTGTGTCAGCGAGAAGAGCCTGACGGGTGTTAGCGAGAACTGTCTTTAGGCTATTACGAATTCCAGCATTCTTAACATTTGCTAGAAGCTTGCCCTCGACCTTTGGCCATACTTTTGCGCTCAAAAGCGCGGTATAATCTTTATTCATTATTTATGTACACTCCTTAGATATTTTAAAATAATATAGTTTATTCTTCTTCATCTATTCCTGCAATACGCAGAATCTCTGCACTCATTTCCTCTATACCATCATATCTCTTAGCTAAAAGTGTCATATTACCTTTCCATCCATTACGATTAAGAATGTTAACCGGCTTTACAACATTTTTAATTTCTTTTTTAGATATATCTTTTGTTACAGTTTTAGATGCTTGGACAACTTTAGTTTCTTTAATTGTAGTCTTAGCAAGCAAAACTTTCTTTATTTCATCAACTTTAGTGATAGCAGCAATTAAAGTTTCAGGTTTCTTTGCCGCGAGAACTTTAGCGATAATGATCTTGTAACTAGCTAGAGTTTTATTTGCCAATTCAGGATTAATTTTATTATCAGTAAGATCTTTCTGTACATCTGCAATTGAGGAAGATAGAACTGTAAATAATTTGTTATATTGACTATCAAGTTTCTTCGCGATCAAATAATTCAAGCTAGCTTGCTTCAACTGAGCTTTCTTTTCTGCAAGAACTGATTCCTTTTCTTTATTTTTATCGATTAATTCTTTTACTGTAGATGCTACTAGTTTATCTTTTACCATATCAAAAGCCATTTCTTTAGCTAATAGACCATGTTCGAAGACTTGATTGATGCGATCCTTATATTTTCTTCGAAGAGAAGACATTGTTACTTTAGGTGCTTTCCAGATATTGGAATCTTCATCTTCTTCGTCTTCATCATCATCTTCATCTTCTTCTTCAGAATCTTCTTCATTTTCTTTTTCAGAATCTTCTTTGTCAATTTCTTCGACTTCTTCTTCTTCATCTTCAGCATTTTCAAGATCTTCATCGAGAACTAATTCATTAAAAAAATCTTCGACTAAGCCAAGTATGGCCGGGAGATCAGCTGAATCTAAAGACTCAGTTTTTTCTTTGTCATCCTTCTTTATTGTGATATCGAATTTCTCACCATTTTTATCGATCTTGATGTCTAGACCAAGAAAATTATAATCCGCCTTGTCATCTACGGCTTCTTCAACTTTTTCTTCTACTTTTTCCACTGTGCTATTTTCAGGTATTTCTTCTGAAACCTTGTCTTTATTGGTCGAATCATCATCCGCTGTGTCTTCCAGAGAGACGGTATCGATAATTTCGTCAGAATTATCAACTTTATCTTGCATTTCGAGAACTTTCTCTAAAGCCTCATCCACCGCCTTCTGAATCATTTCTTTATCGATGTTCATCGTATAGTCCCACCTCTTATAGCTAATCTATTAGATTGCTTCTCTGATCAAATTTAATTTATTTTTTACTTCACTAGTATTATTCTTTATTTCATCAGTTTTTCGATTAATACTAGAAATTTGCTGATCAATATCATTAATGTCTAAATCTTTCTTGAACATTTCTGTAGCAAATTTGATTTGTGTCGAATTAAGCTCCCTATCGATATCCTGCTCATCGATCAAATTCAATGATTGCTTTAAGAATTCATTTAAACTGATTGTCATAATCTCTTTTACTCCATTCTAGAATTAATTTATTTTTTATACATCTTTCTAATAGTAGCCATAATAGTTGACTGTAAAATCTCTTTGAATTCAGCTTCTGTCAATGTAACTAAACGATCTTTTACTTTCATTTGTGTTTTTCCATCAATCTTGAAAACTGAACCCATTACTGATTTTACATAAGCATCTGAATAAGCAGGATTATGTACGGCATCGTATGATATTAGAGTGAATTCATTGATTGTATCAACGTTATTTAATCCATAACTAATATCTTGGTCTGTAATTGCCCGAATAGATACTCCAACTTTGATCTTATCTTTAAGCAAAGATGCAAGAATTGCACCATTTGGAGTATCAAGTGTCTCAAATTTACCAACAACATAATTTCCATCCATTGCTAATTTAGTAATTACATGTGATACATTTTTAAGAGAAATCGTAGCAATTCGATTGACGTCATTGATATCATCCGGATGATCAAGTTCTCCGAGAAAGTGACGATTATTTATTTCATCTGCTACCTGATTCAATGCTGATGTCAATACTCTCTTTGGAAATTTATGACCATTCGCATTTGAATCATCACACTTCTGGAATACAGCTTCAGCCGTGACTTTGTTTCCAATATTGCCTTTGACATCGCTTAAGATCGTATATTCTAGAAGTGGATTGACAACTGAGCGAATTAAATATTTATTGTTAGACATTATAATCCCCCGATTACTTTGCATTTTTAGATTTCTTCGCTTGTAGAGGATTCTTGCCTTCTAAAGGTAGATCAGCATCTGTGCCTGGTTTTATTGCTTTACTAGTAATATCCATGACACCCTTGTCTTCAGGAATCAGTTCTTCAGCTTGCAGAGGATTTTCTCCCTCTAATGGAAGTTCGGCAGTCGTACTGGGATCGATCTCTTTACTAGTGATATTCATAACGCCTTTATCTTCAGGAATTAATTCAGTTGAAGATTTGATGACACTATCTTCTTCGTCTAATGACTCGAGATCAAATGGATCCATTTTAGCTTTTACTGGTTGAGGTGTTGGTCGAACAGATTCTTCAATTTGGCCGTCAACTTGTTCCACTTCTTCATCTGAAGGTATCTCAGATACTTCTTGTGATGCTGGGATTTCCTCTGATGATACTTCTTCTTCAGGCATTTCTTCAAATTCGTTTAGATCATGCGAGGATATAGTATCATCTTCTGGAACGTCTTCAAATTCACCTAACTCATCATCGACATCAACTTCATCTTCTGTTGACAACTCTTGCTGCAGAGTATCTTTCAATTCATTGATTCGATCAAGTTTTTCTGGATCATCTACATTTTCAGTAGCAATATCAACTAATTCATTGATCATGTCATCAACAGAAGCTTCAGGTTCATCTAAATCTTCTTCTTCGAATTCGTCTTCTTCTTCAAATTCATCTTCTATGTCTAGATCTTCTTCATCTTCAGACAAAGCCTCATTTACATCGTCTGCGGATGGTGCATCTTCTGATATATTGTCTTTTACAGCTAGATCTACATTTCCAGTTTCTTCATCAACTTCACCTTCAACATCAAATTCTTCACCTTCGGTGATGACACTTTCTATCGCTGGTTCTTCTTCTAATTCTTCAGCATTTTCAAGCTCTTCAGTATCTGAAGGAACAACCTTTTCTTTTACTTCTTCTGCTGGTACAGGTTCTTCAACATCAGCACCAGGTGCATTTTTGTTGATTGTATCGATTGCTTGACTTTCAACTTGTTCTAGCATTGATTCTAAGCTTTCAATCATCTTAGCTAATTTTGGATCAGAAGGATCTGTTGAATTGATTGCATCAACCTTATCTTGAATTGCAACTTTAATTGTCACTAGTTCAGTTATTGCATTCAAATCTGGTACTACGTCGATGGAATTGTCAATAACAGATAAAAGATCATTGCTCTTTGTGATGACAGCATCCATTCGTTCTACATTTGGATCTGTTTCTTCAATTGGTTCTTCTGTTGGAATATCTTCTGTTGGAGCTTCATCTACTGGAGGATTATCATTAGGTGCAGTTTCGGTATTTGGAATATCTTCAGCAGGAATTTCTTCTAATTCTTTTTCAGGTGCAACTTCCTCTTCTGGTGTAGTATCATCTACCGGAGCCGCTAATGCTGGATTTGCAGAATTATTTTTAACAAATTCGTCAGCCTTAGCTTTGTCATTTGATTGGAAAATGATTTTGTCTTGACCATTTTCATTTTTGACTACAAAGAAATTTCCAGCAGAATCAGGAACAACTTTTAGTGGAGCAGAAACTATAACTTCAGTTTCTTGTACAGCCTTTAGTTCTTCAACAATTTCAGATGATAAAATATTGTTTAAAGAATCTCTCATATATTCACGTGTTACAAATAAATCTAACGGTGATAATGTTTCAAGTTCAGTATGAATTTTTGATATAACTGATGTATAGTCAGAACCATCATCATCGATCATTTCTGTCAATCGACATAACATAACCTTTATATCATTCTTAAGCATTTCTTTCGACATCGATACATAGCCTCCTAAATTAATACTTTTATTAAAATTAATTTACTTTTTATGCTGTTTTATAATGCTTCAATTTCAGATTCTTCTTCGGTTGCTGTTTCTGTTGCTGATTCTTCACCAGCTGATCCCAATTCATCTAAATTAATTTCACCCATGGGTCCACCTAAACTTTCAGGTTCTTCTGGTCCTAAGCCTAAGTCTTCAGCGCCTAATTCTCCTCCTGGCATTTCACCCATTCCACCACCGATACCTCCACCACCCATAGGAGTTCCATCTGAAGTCATTTTTCCAGGTTCCTGTTCAGCAAATAATGACATCTCTCCTTGTTCAACTAGCAATTTTTCCATGTCTTCAATATCATCATCAGTCAACCCGATAATATTTTTCAATACCCATAGTTTTGGAATATTTGGGAAACTTGACATAAAATTGTCGGCAGCTTGCAACCGATTTGCCATATTTTCAACACGAATATTGTCTTCGGTATTTCTTGGTTCCGGAAGAGTTATTGATACTGTATCAACATATTCCGAATTGCCAGTCAAAATGAAACAGGTATTGGCTAAATCAGTTAAAGCATTATTGAAATCACCTTGATATTTTTTTATTGTTCGGCTGAAACGAATATCTTCAAGTGTCAATAGTGCCCGAGTGCTAGCGCCTTCTTCTGAAGCTAAATATGCAGGTGGTATACCCAGTGCGCCTAAAAGTTTCTTTTTGAAATATTCGGCGTCATTGATATATGGCTGAACATCTCCAGATTGCAAGGGTTCACCTTTTATCAGTGGTGTTCCATTTATTGACGGCGACCAGATGTCTTCTTCAAATCCCATCATATCTGGTATTGAATCTAACGATGTTGAACCATTTTCTGGATCAACTATCTTTTGTCTACGTACGCGATTCATTATTCCATTAATCAATCCTGGAATTTGATCTTCTGGTGTTGACCCGACTTCAATTGTCCACACTGTTCTTAGAGGTGTTCTTGTTGCTCGATATATTGACAAAGCGGCTTCGACCAATAAAAGTTGTTTTGCGATCGAACGAACAGGATCAAAAATTGAAGTTCCATAAGGGTAATACATATTATTGTAGAAAATTGGAAATCTTACATAACGATTAGGTGGTAGATATTTGTATTTTGCACCATAATCTTTGAAGATATCATGAATTAATTCTTCAATTTGATCTTTAACTGATTCAACTTCAAATACATTTTTTTTGTCAGACATTCTCTTTTTATCGCTTACAATTGCTACAACTCGATCCGGAACATCAATTGTCAAACTAGGATAAACCTGTGAGAGCATATCCATCAACTTAGATGATTCAACTTCTTGCTGAATAATTATCCCTAATTCAATATCAGTTTTTGCATCGTATAGTATTGTTACATTTTTTGGTGTATGTAAAATGTATCGAACTCCAGCTTTAGTTGGATCTACTTCAACGAAACTGTCACCATAAAGCAATGTTGTGTATATGATCTGTGGAATAAAATCATAGAAATTTGTCTTTCTCAAAATGACTTGAATTAATTCTTTAGCTTGACGGCTATTAATATTTTCTCTAATTGTATCAAATAAAATTTGGTTTTCCCGGTCTCCTAAGTTTGGTGCTAATATGCTATCAACATAAATTTGAATGGCTTGAGATGCTTCAGGAATACGGTACAAAATCTGTTCATACTCAGAATATCGGGCTGCTCTGCCCATTGAAAGATCAAAGAATTTTTCGAATATTGATTCTCCGAATACACTGCCGGACGTAATCGATTGCAGTATTCTACTTAATTCTTTTGGAGGCATTAATTTTGTTAAATCAAGTTTTTTTCCTGCGTCATCGTAGATTTTACTGTCAATCGACATTGCAGAATATCGTCTTAATATTTCATTTAAACGATCACCAATTGCACCGATAATTGGCTTATTATCTTTAATATTCATCTTGTTCGTCCTCCAAATTCAATGCCTCATAATGTTCAATGTCAAGTTTATTTTGCAGTTTAACAATATCTGTTGATGATTCTTCTTCGTTATTTACAATTGTAGCATCGATAATATCTTTACATTCTAATTTTAAAACATCTTCTTCGATTAACTTTGGATGAATTTGTTTTTGATCAAGTTTCATGAAAATAGCTCTTAAAATATCAGTCGTACCACCAGCTAATTTATTAGTTGCTTCAGCGGTCTTATTCTTTATTTCAAGTTCATTTTTCTTTGTCAATACATCCAAAATTAATTTCTTTGTTTGTATCCTTTTCATTGGAAGTTCAGATTTAAGTTTAAGAAGATTTGTTATCGCTTCGATATTAGTTGATTTTAACGCTCTTCGATCTGTAAAATTGCTAAACATTTTGAGTATATTATCCAATACTAAATCAACTTTAATATCAACATTTTCAGTATTTTCAATATCAGATTCCAATGCTTCGATATATTCTCTCAGCTTGTCATCATCTGATAATATTTTTACAATTGATGCTTTCATTTTTACAGCAACTCCTCAGATTTTTCCTTCTTCTCTTCAGGAAGCATTTTGTCCATATCATTAGGTGTTATTTCAGCTGTATTTTCTTTTTCATTTGTTTCAATTTCAGTTTCCGGTTTGGGTGTTTCTTTTACTTTTGGTGTTAAAGTTGGTACTTCTTTCTTTAATTCTTCCGGTTTAGACTTATCAATTGTTTCATATTCCTGTTCGTTATCCATCTGTTCTATTGGTTTCATAATTTCATTAAGCTTTCCATTTGTAAGTTGTTTGAATCGATTAGTTAATTCTGCACTTTTCAATTTGTTTAAATCGACTATGGCTTGTTCAATTATCTTTCGAAAACCTTCTTGACCAATTGATTTTTGTAAACGATCGATACCAGTAGGAGAAGTCAGACCAAACATTCGTTTATAGTATGGTAGTAAACCTTTTGCAAAAACTTTTACTGATTTCGAATATTGATCTAACACTAACCATAAATGTTTGCAAACTAGATTTTGTCGATTTGGATCTCTTTTATTTGGTGGTCTCATTTCACCTGGACCGTAAGCGGAATGAATTTGCGTCAGATTGTAATGCATGCCCCAATACTGAAAGGATTCATCGTTGCAGAATAGTTTAGCTTCACCATGGCTGAATAGCATTGAAATGAAATCGATAATGATATCATCTGACTGTTTAGTTAGAAATAATAATAATAGCGGAGCCTCAAGTTTTTTGAAATCGACTAATTTTAATATCTGGTCATATCGTTCGCCAGATATTTTAGATTTCGTATAAAATTTCATTGTACCGTTTATTAAAAATGAATAGTATTGAGGAGTGCCGACTGTTATAAATCCTTTCCAGTCTGCTGAATTCAGATGTAAACCTCTTGGTTTGCTATATTCCCTTTTAGCATAATCAATCAAATAATCGATCTTAGCTGATAGTATTGCTTTCTTTTTTGACATTCAATAATCACCTAGCATAGTGTGTAAATTAGGTAATACGGTAATTGTGTTAAAGAGAAAAGAATGTGTGGACAGAAATAGTTTGCAATTCCATTACGTTTTGAATATTTTTTTACATAATCTGAGCATGTACATCTAGCATGAAATTCTGTAAAACCAAATACCATAAAATATGAAAACAGGCTATAGTAATCCTTTGACAATTCAAATAGTGATTTCTTAAGATCAGTTCCAGGAATGCTGAATATTTTATTTTTTTCCATTTGAGCTGTAATGAATTGGATAGTTGGAGAATTTTCACCTAATCGCATGCTAGTATTGTATCGAAATATTCCGGAGTTCTTATCTAATGATATATTTGAAATTGAGAAATAATTGTTTAAAACTCGATCTTTTACCCAACGAAAGACTGCGCTAGCTTCTTCTTTCTTTTCGTTTTCAATTTTCTTGTCTTTTGCTCTTGTTTTATCGAGAAAGGTTGTCAATGGAAATGGAAGAATTCTTTTGACTGTTAGATAATCAATATTATAGGCCAACAGAGCTTCAGGTCCTTCATCATATTCAATTGATACAATATTGTTTTTTAAATCAACATGAGTATGTTTCTGATATACAACACTATTCGCGGTATTTGCTGTTACGCTGATTGAGTTGATTTTTTTCAGTTTTCGAATCAATTCAAGATGTTCTTTTGCCATATTTTCAGCGTCATGATATCGAAGAACATTTCCGTTAAAGTTTTCTTCTAGAAATTTATAAACTAAATTGTTAAATGCATTCTCTTTCTGGTGGCGAATATAGGTTGACATCCATCAATCACCTAAGCTTTGAAATTTATACACGAATTTTTAAATTCTAATAATTTGCTTAGAATATCATTTTTATGCTCTTTGATATATTTTATCATTGTCTCTTCTCTTTTTACTATTTCTAATACCTGTTGTTTTTTAATTGGGTCAGTTTTTTCATCGATTTTAATATTATATTTATATAGTTTAACATCAATTTTTTCTTTTAACCAAGAACGGAATAATTTATAGACCCGAGTGTTTGATTCCTCATCATGAATGATATTCGGATCTAAAGTCGCTAAATTCATTATTTCCATTAATATTGGAGTGTGTTTAGAGATTACTTTTTCAGATATTTTTGCGTTGATTAGATCATTGAAAAATTCGGCAAATATTTTCTCAAAACACAATTTCTTGATCTTTCCTGATAATATATTATATGAATGCGCTAGAATATTTTGTTGCAAGCATGAAGTTTTTTCTGAATTTTTAACTGAACTTACAATGTCATCAATATCTTCTAGTTGATCTCCAAAACTTTCTAAATAAAATGATTCTTCAATATCGATATAATCAATTTCTTTTAAGATATCATCTTCAACATCACAATCATTTTCATTGTCTGGATTATTTGTTACAACGGTATTTACAAACATTTCCTCATTTAAACCCTCGTATTTATCATTCATCGCCTCTAAATCATTTATTCGAACAACGTTATATTTTTCTTTAAGATTAGTAGCATTATAATATATTGCTGATCGATGACCAATTCCAACAAATATACTAAACATGACTTTTGACGTATCAATTTTAGGCAGATATTTTATTATTGCAAGCCAAGCGTTATTGACAGCTTCTTCAAATTCAGGCGTATATGGTCCAATAACTTTAGATCCAATGACTTTTCGTATACTTAAGTCAACTATTGGATATATTTTTTCTAATATCTCCTGTTTTTGCAATGTACAATGTTTGAATATTTTTGAATTTTTACCTAAATGAAACCATGATATAAATTCATATATTTTATATTTCTCAATCAAATCTTTTAGTCGATATTCATCTTCCAAGGTGATTTGAATCTTGCTGCTGTTTTCTGACAAAACCAGATATTTCTTTTTATCAATAAATGATTGTGATTCTTCTTCTAATGTTGTACGATACTCTCTAACTAGATTGTATATTTCATATACAATGTCATTTATTTTAGATAGAGAATAATTCTTTAATGTAAAAATCTTATGACGAATATCCGGATGACTGAATATGATGTTCGCAAACCAGTCATCTTCATTAAAATTCCAATTGAATGCGGATTTATTTACAATGTCAATCATGCTATATAATTTCCACCTCTATATTAAGTTTAAGATTGATAATCAAGTAAATGTTAAGATTATAATCATCGTAGATCAGAAGTTAACTTATATTAAAAGAAAAATTTAATTTTAATTGAAACCAAAAATATATTAAGGTGATATCAGAATGAGTGAAAATTTAGACATATTGACTAGCAGTAACGCACTGTTAGAAAAACTAATATCTAATCGAGAAGATCCAATTGGTTGGATCAAAAATAATGTAAAGATTCAACATCCGGCACACGGCATTATTCCATTTGAATTATATAATTTCCAGGAAAAATTGATTAAATTGTTTTTACTGAAGCATTTCATCATTACACTTAAGTCGCGACAAATTGGAATATCGACTTTAGTTCAAGCAATATGTTTATGGTCGTCTCTACATTATTCAAACTTCAATATTCTCATATTTTCAGCTGGTCAGCGTAACGCTAGTTCTTTCTTAGATAAGATAAGAAAGATGTATGAATATCTTCCAGATGATCAATGGAAACTTGGATTAGAAGTTGACAATCGGCAATCTCTCATTTTCTCTAATGGTTCAAAAATAACAGCAGTTCCTGCTACACGCAGCGCAAGCTTAGGTGAATCAATCAACTTATTGATTATTGATGAAGCAGCATTCATTGAAAACGTTGAAGGAGTATATCAAGCCGGTTATCCTACTTTATCAAGAGCTTTTAGGTCGATGAAAGGAAAACCATATGGAATCATCATTATATCAACACCAAATGGAATTTCAGGAACTGGGCAATGGTATTACGACATGTATGAAGGCGCTTTACGCCAAGACAATAAATATATTCCTGTTAAAATTCACTGGTCAGCAGTTCCAGAATATGATCAGGAATGGTATATTGATCAATGTAGCCAGTTAAACTGGAATTATCGATCGATTGCAGCTGAACTTGAATTATCATTTGTATCATCTGGAAATACATATGTTCCCGGTCCTATTCTAGATTCAATACAAACTGTTGATCCAATTGCAAAAGATTTAGATGAACATTTATGGGTTTGGGAACCAGAAGATAAAGAGCAAACATATGTAATGGGTGTTGACGTAGCGTATGGAGACCGAAAAGATTCGAGTACGATCCAAGTCATTAAAGCTTCTACGTTAGAACAGGTTGCTGAATATGATTCGAATGTGATAAAACCTGAAAATTTTGCAGATGTAGTTATACAGATGGCAAAAATGTATAGTAATTCAATAATCAACATTGAAAGAAACGCAGTAGGTAAAGTATTGATCGATCGTATTGTTGATAAAACTGGTGGAGTTGGAATCAATTTTTATCGAGATGTGAATAAGAATGAATTAGACAGTAAGCTTAACAATCGTGACATATTTAAATCAATGATTGGTACAATTGTAACTGGAACATCTCGAGATATTATCTTAGCTAATATGTATAACATTATACTCGAAAAATATACAGAGGCTTTAGAAACGTTGATATCTGAGGATGAAGAAAAAGCTTCAGCGAGATTGAAATTTGAAGCAATCATGTCAGGAAAAATGAAAGATGCTGTCAAGAAAATTGGAATAATAAAATCTGAGAGATTACATCATCAATTACTGGGATTTGTTGTGGATGAAAGAGGTCGACCCGAAGGTACAAAAGATGACTTAGTTTTTGCTTGGTCGCACGCACTATATTGTTGGACTAAAAGTAAAGCTTTTCTGTTAAAAGATATGGCCAAAATATTAAGTAAAACTGTTGGTTTAGATGACGCAAAAAGAATTAAAATTGAAACGTTAAAATTTATGCAAAGCAAGTCAAACTCAAAAGTATGGAAAGATCTCTCGATCGAAGAATTACAAGAGATACTTGATGAAGAGAATATGGAGAATTCGAAAATTAAAATAGAAGACAATTCGAATGAAAATAAATCATCTCCAATTGTCAATATATACAAAGCATTCTATAGATGAGGTGAAATTAAATGAGTAAGCCGTATTTTGCATTTATAACATTTACACATAATGGTAAGAGAATCGATGGTGGAGGCATTTTTGATGCTGAATTAGTTGGATTTACTGATATTGATTTAGAATTTTTGAGATCTCAAGGAAAGATTATGTTTGTAGCTCCAAAATCTTCAGCACCAATTGTAGTTCCAGAGGTAAAAGTTGTAGAATCGGAAATAATTCCAGTTGAAGAAGTACAGCAACCAGAACCAGTGATTGAATCTGTGCCGGTAGCAGTTGAAGAATTAGCGGCCGAACCTACAGAGTTACCTGTAATTGAAGAATCGTTAGTTGAAACAGAATCACCAGCGGTTGAAGAGGAAGTTGTTGGTGAGGTTGTTCTACAGAGTGATGATCGAATAGATGTTGAAATAAATGAATCAGATTTGAGGTTAATGAAAAAAGCCGATCTTATTCTGTTAGCTGAAAAGTACAATATTGAAAATCCAAGCAAAATGACAAAGGAAAATTTGATTCTAAAAATTTCAGAGTTGAATTCTTAGGGATTTGATGTAAAATGGGAGTATTATTCAAGCCAACTGACGTCAATATTAGCTTAGAAGAAGACGACTTTAACGAACTAAAAAGTCGTGTATATACATATTTTGGTTGGCCAACTGTGGCTGTCGAAATCGGTGATGATAGTTTTAAATATATACTCAAGAGAACAATCATGTATTTGAATACATATTCACCAAAGATTGATTTAGTTAGCAAGAGTGTTTATACCGGTACAACTGAATACACCATTCTTGAATATGAA